CTATCGAAGTAAAGGAACACCTTCTTGTAGCATCATCTACAGAACCACGTAAAGAACCTCAGAAGCTTTCATCTGCTCAATCTAGAGCATTACTATCTGATGAGTTAGAAACGTTCTCATACGCTTATAATGCAATTCCAGGGGAGAGGTATAGATCATTAGTACGACTTGTGTATCATGCTCATGACTTAGGTGCTGACATTGATTACACCTCTGACTTAGTTGAAGCAGTCAACTCCTACTGGGACGAACCTGCATCTGCTAATGCTATACGTAATATACATACTATGATTAAAAGGATATTTTAATGATTAACCGTAATAAACTTATAGAAGATATTGCTGATTCAACTACTGACTCAATAGACTTAAAAGATTTGATGAATTACTATCGTGATTCTCAAATAGAATATATGGAATCATTAACAGATATGGAGTTACTAGAACATGCAGATATATACTTCTATGATTTCGTAGAAGAAGATTATGAGGAGGAACAATAATGCAACAGTATCCTATCTGGCATAACGTGTCAGCATGCCATTATAAGGCTTCTAAATCTTATGGTGGTATGAATACTTCTGAAGACAACATTGTAGTTGGATCTTCAGCTTGTAACTCTCATCAGTTTGTCACTACTGTTACTACTCGTAGATTTTATAACCATGATATTCATGGTAATGTATGTGTCTTCAAATATTCAGTAGATGGCTTCATCTGTAAAGAGATGATCTTTAAAGATAACTCAGGCAAAGCAGGAGAACTCTTAGAGACTATCTCCTATCTACCTACATGACTTGGACATATGAGAATCAACCAGTAGAGTCCCTACCTGAGAACACTTATGGTTTCATTTATCAGATAGACTACGACTGTGGCTCATCATATATAGGGAAGAAGCAATGCTATTCTGAGACTCATCTTCCAGCATTGAAGTCAGGGCTTGTCAGACCAGAAGCACTATATCGTATTGGTCGTAACATAAAAGGTAAGAGAGTACAGTTTGATGTTATGCGTAAAGAGAACAACTGGAAATCATACAAAGGATCTTCTGACCTTACTAAAGGGAAGATTATCCTACGGAAAACAATACTAGCATTTTGTATATCCAAGAGAGAACTCACCTATATGGAGTGTAAAGCTCTCTTTTGTCTTAATGCTATTGAGGATGAGAAATATCTCAACATTAATATACAAGGTCGTTTCTTCAGAGACAACCTACAATAAGGAATATTATGAATATACCACCATATAAGAATTTTAGGTTTCTGTCTTCAAATGGGATATCACCACCATTATGGGAGACAGATGAGAATAACATTCTAACAGTTCCTATTGAAGATAGCAGAATACCTTTCTTTGATAAACACATATATTGTATGGTAGCTCTTGGACATGGAAAATACTTCATTAGACCTTTCTTCTATTCCAATCCAAAAGTACCAAAAGAATTAAAAGAATTGTCATTAAAAGTATCACGATCCTTTGTTAGAGGAGACACTGAATACACAGATAATGATATAAGAAAATACCTAAAGGAAATACAATGGAGTTAAAATTAACACATGAGGAAGTACAGCAATACTTTGACATGAGAGATGACATTGCAGAATACAAAGAACGTATTGCTGAATTGTCAGCTGTTATTGCTAAACTAGAATTAGAGTTTAGAGATACATCTTCACACCTTTAGGGTTACGTTCCTTACAGTGATAAACAGTTTGTTCATGGCTATCCTTCTGATACTACTAGAGAAGAGCACACTTCTGCTAGATGGAGTGATTTTGATAGACAGCTTCTTACAGAACGTATCTTTATGACTGGTAAATATTATGGCAGAGATCGTACTATAGAGTCAATTCATTACCTATTCCCTTATCGTACTAGCGCTTCAGTCACTGCTATGATCTATCATCTTGGTGGAGTATGTAAAAAAGGCATAGTCCATCCACGTATTCAACCCAAACACAAAGGAGAAATATGAAATACACAGTTAGAGTAGAGTTTGATGTTGTATCTACAGATGCAGTTGATGTAGAAGTAGATGCCTCATCTATTGAGGAAGCTAGGCTTATTGCTAGGGCTTTAGCAGCAGATGGGATAGCAGAGGACTTTTATAGTATAGGAGATTTTTATTCTACACTATCAGATAATACAGATGAATGGGAGGTAATTAATGCATGACATTTTCAAATACACTAAGCTCAACATTCCTGAAGCATCCTTCAAGATCAGTCCTTCATCTATAGGTAAGTTCTTTTCATACCCTTCAGTATGGTATAAGGACAATGTATTAGGAGAGAAGTCATTTACTGCTTCTACTTCTACAGTACTAGGAACTTGTATTCATGCTGCTGCTCAAAGCTATGTAGAGAAGATTCCTTTCACTCGTGAAATGGTAGAAGAGTACATCATTGAGACAGCTAAAAAGCAACCTCTCACTGAAGATGCTATACAGCTTGACGTTATCCGTAATGCTTATCCTGAAATGGCTATGACTCTGATCAATGACTACATACGTCATAATAAGCCTACTGAGGTTGAGAAATCTCTATGGTGTCCTATCTTAGATGACATCTACATTGGTGGTACTTGTGATAACAGAACACAGGATACGATTATCGACTACAAGAGCTACTCTAGTGCTACTGAACCTACTAAGATCTCATTTGATTACAAAATCCAATGCCTTGCTTATGCTTTCATGTTTCGCTACAATGGCATCCCCATTAACCGTATACGTCTAGTATATGTTAATCGTCCTATTGACGGAAGATACATATCTGAAAAGACAGGAAAGGAGTGTGGTAAATTAACACCACCTAGAGTTACAGTACTTACTGAAGTTATCACAGAAGACGACTGGTCTTTGATCACTGATACTCTTACACTCATGGCAGAATCCATACAAGCAGTCCGTTCTCATCCAGAACTAACACACATCATATTCAAATCTATGTCACTAAAGGAAACCAAATGAAAGTAGAAGTAGTCTTAAAAGATGAAACAGTCACTATTGAGAATGTTCACTTTTATAGCTTTGAACGTAACTTTATTGTAGTTAATACAGCAGATCCTAAAACACGATCTTACTTCAAACTATCTACAGTATTAAAATTAAAGGAAACTAACTAATGCCAGGTATTAAATTAGGGATTATCGCCCTAGAGAACTCAGGTAAAACCACTATCATTTCTACCATTGAAGATGCTCTTGTTGTCTCTACTGACAATAAAGCTTTCACTGGTAAAATTCCACACTTTCGTTACAGTACATACGAAGGACTTGACCACTTCCTTGGAACTATCACTGAGAAGATTGAAGCATACGTTACCAAGTTTGGTAAAGTACCTCGTACTCTTGTCATTGATTCAGTTACACATCTAGCCAACAACATGGAGAAGTACTGGAATGATAAAGCTACTGGCTTTGCAGTATGGGGTGGTCTTGGAAAAGACATCCTTGGCTTCAACAGTTATCTAGAAGACTTCATCATACCAGAAGGTATCAACGTAGTATTCACATCTCATTGTCAGTTTGACAAGGATACATCCAAGTACGTCATTGCTGCACCAGGTTCATTTGGGAAAAATGGAAGTTGGCTTTCTGTTACGGATAATGCTATCTTCCTAGAAGTCAAAGGTGGAAAACGTACAGTACATCATACCAACAATAAGTTCCCATGTAGATCTAATCTCTCAGAAGTACCTGAGTCTCAGCCTACAGATGAATACAACATCAATGATCACATCTCTGCATTAGAGGCAGTAATTGCTGAATCAGAAGAATACGTTTTATAGTTGATACATGTCGACGACATTACTGTCGTTAACATAGTATCTTAGAGTACGGGACGTTACCCACTCAGAACACACAAGGAATATATAATGGCAAGTTTTTTTAAAGTTGATCTCACTGCGGCTTCTAAATCAGAAAGTGGTAGCAATACAATCAATAAGTCAGGCATCTATGATGTCACACTCAAGAACATCATCGTTGACATCAACGACAAAGGTGCTCGTACTCTTAATCTATTTGTAGACAATAATGGTACAACTCAAGTAATGTATGGTGCTATCCGTCTTGATAACAATGATGGTTCAGCTAACTTCCAAGCAGGACTCTTCAGCAAGCTAGCAGTAGTATGTGGAATCGAAGACATCTCTGATCCAGAAGAAGCTGAGCTTCCTATTGGTAAAGCAGGTATTGCAAAAGAAGTAGCTATCCTTCCTGACTTCCAGGACATCGAACTTAAGATGCGTGTACAAATGGAATACTCAGTAGTTCCAGAAGGTTACGCTAAAGCAGGACAGATCTCTGAGAAGAAAGTTATCAAAGCATTCTATACAGACTCTGGTGCTTCAGCAGAAGAAATCCTCAACGAGACAGAAGCTGGTGTCAAGCTTGCTAAAGACTTGGCTTATGCTGAGAACGTTACATACAAAGATGGTCTCACTGAAGAAGCTATCACTGCATGGATTGCTGGTGGACGAGACTCTGGATCAGCTCCAGCATCTACAGCTAAAGCAGCGCCTAAAGCATCTTTCGGTAAACCTTCATTCGGTAAGAAGTAATGGAAGCTGGACTTGATGCTTTAGCAGAATCTGCTATCTCATATGTTAAACAGAACTTTACTGAAGATATGTTAGAGGAATTTCTAGAGTACAATGATACTCTGGATCTTGCTAGATGTATTGATTTTGATACTGCTTTAGCTATAGTCCAGTCACGAGATGATTGGGCTATAGATGCTTCAGCTGATGTACACTCAATAGCATCTCTCATCACCTTTGAGAATTCACACTTAGTTGGCTATAGCCTTTTCCATTCTAATCTTGAAGCAGCTGTAGCTCTTCATGCAGAATTAGAATATTACATCAAAGGATCATCATGTTAGAACAATTCAACACACTCGTATCGAAGTATCAGTCTGAAGTGTCTATGTATGCTTCTAAGCCTACTAAGGCATCATCAAAGCGTTTACGTGATCTCATCAATCAGATGAAGAAGATTGCTACAGCAGCTAAAGCAGAACTATTAGCAGCAGACAAGGGAGAGTAGATGACTCTATTCTTGAAGTTTGCATGGAGAGTGCTTATCTCTACCATTATTAGCATTATTGCTAGTATGACTAAACGTAAAGTTCTCAGGCATATAGGCATTTAAACACCACTATGGTATAATATTGATGTAGAAAGTTTTGCTGAGGTCGGTACTACATACCCTCCAAGGCTTACCGACTTCATCAAAACCTTATGCCTTGGAGGGCTTCAATGTCAGAACACAACCAACCAGAAACACCAGTATTAATAGAGGATTTAGGGATGCACTGCCCTACAGAAAGTAGTACGTATAAAGCTAGATATGGTATTTATAAATGCCAACTTTGCCTAACAGAATTTAGAGCAAAAACTGCAAATATTAAAAGTGGACATACTAACTCTTGTGGATGCTATCATAAAAAGAGAGTAAGTGAAACTAGTACAACTCATGGGCTGTATAAGCATCCTTTATATAGTACTTGGGTTAGTATGATTAACCGTACTACGAAACCTAAAGATAGCAGATATAAAGAATATGGTGCTAGAGGAATAACAGTATGTGATAGATGGCTAATACTAGAAAACTTCATAGAGGATATGTATCCTACATATAAAGAAGAATTATCTATAGACCGTAGGAATAATGATTTAGGATATAGTCCAAATAATTGTAGATGGTCCACTAATGAAGTACAAGTAAGAAATACTAGAATACTTTGGAAGTCCAACACATCTGGGTATAGGGGAGTGTCCTTTCATAAAGGTATAGGTAAGTGGGCAGCAAGGATACATATAGAGTCTCGTAATAAACACTTAGGGTATTTCCTAAATCCACTTGAGGCTGCTAAAGCATATGACTCATATGTAATAGCCAACAATTTAGAACATACTATTAATGGAGTATAACATGTTAGATGAAACACTATTAGAAAATGAGATTCAGTCTAAAGGATTGAATGCTCCACGACTTACACCAGATCATATTGACTCTTGTATTAAGTACACAGAGTATTGGGTTGTACCTAACACTACTTCTACAGTATGCGCTATGGTACTTCAGAATAACTTTGTAGTTATTGGAAAATCAGCTGCAGCTTCTATGACTAATTTCGATGAGGAGATTGGTAAGAAGATTGCATATGATGATGCTAGAAACCAGATCTGGATGTTAGAAGGATACCTTCTAAAAGATAAACTCTTTAAAGGAGAGTATAAATGACTATCACA